ATGCTGTTGGCTATCGGCCTTTTCACCTTCTCGATCCCGACGATGGTGCATGATGATCTGCAACGCCGTGCGAGCTGGACGCATGCCAAGTCGCAACGCGTCGGCGCGCGCGATGCCACACAGTTCGTCGGCGTTGGGCCTGAGACGATCTCGATCCGTGGCACCGCCTACCGCGAGCTGAGCGATGGGCGAGCCTCGCTCGACGAATTGCGGGCGATGGCGGACACCGGCAATGCCTGGTCCGTCGTCGACGGCGCAGGGCAGGTCTACGGCGCATTCGTGATCGAGGGCATCGACGAGGGCCTGAAGGAACTCGACCGGGACGGTATCCCGCGCAAGATCGAATTCAGCATCGACCTATGGCGCGTCGACGACGAGGCGAACGCATCATGATCGCGAACATTTCGGACTACCGCGTGACGCTAGATGGCCAGGACGTGACTGGCACTCTGCAGCAGCAGGTTTCGCTTAACGGCCGGATCCGCGCGCGTCTCGTGTCCCTCTCGATTTCAGAGAAGCGCGGCGAATCGGCGGACCAGCTCGATATCGTTCTCGACGATAGCGACGGTCGGCTCGCCTTGCCGAAAACCGGAGCGGTCCTTCACGTCCAGCTCGGGTGGAAACAGGGCAGCGACGTCGCCATCGGCCTGGTCGATAAGGGCAGTTTCAAGGTCGACGAGGTCGCACACGCTGGACCTCCCGACCAGGTAACGATCCGCGCGCGTTCGGTGGACTTCACGAGCGACCTGAAGACCAGGCGCGAAAAGGGGTGGCACGGCACGACCTTGGGCGCGATCGTCGACGAGATTGCGAAGCGGCATAGTCTGAGGCCGAGCTGCGCGCCCGCTCTGGCGTCGATCGAGGTAACAGCGAAGGCGCAGAGCCGAGAAAGCGATATCGCCTTCCTGCGCCGCCTCGGGCGCGAAATGGACGCGGTTGCAACGATCAAGCGCGGTCGGCTGATCCTGTCGCCGATCGGGAAGGCGACGACGCCGGCCGGACGCGCGCTGCCGACGTTGACGGTGCGCCGGCGCGACGGCGACGCGCATAGCTTCAGCCGGCAGAAGCGCGACGACGTAGCCGGCGTTTCGGCTACCTGGCACGATCGCAAGGAGGGGAAGCGCAAGACCATCACCGCCGGCACTACGGACGGTGCGAAAAAGCTGTCGCGTGTTTACGGGACGGAGAAAGAGGCCAGCGCTGCCGCCTCGGCCGCGCACAGCCGATCGCAACGCGAGCCCGTATCGCTGGATCTTAATCTCGCTCTAGGTCGGCCGGATATCTCGCCCGAGCAGAAGACCACCGTCATTGGCTACAAAGCTGAGATTGACGCGATTGCCTGGATCGTTGGCGAGGTGTCGCACACTCTGAGCGATCGAGGCTATGTGACGAAACTGAAGCTCGAAACAGCGAGCTGAAGCTTAAACCGGTTTTACGACGCGCGTGATGCGACCGATTATATTGATTTCGTCGGGGTGCGCCGTGTCGGCCGGCACTTCGCTGTTGTCGGAAAGGATCGTGACCTTATCGCCGCGAATGCGCAGGCGCTTTATCATTGCCATGTCGCCGATCGTGAAAGCCCAGATCAGATCTTGATCCTCCACGCGGCGCTCCGAACGGTCGATGAGCACCATGTCCCCGTCGCTGATTGTCGGCGACATCGAGTCACCTTTGCCCCGCGCCCAAGCCAGACTTGCCGGAGCGCTGTGCGTTAGCTGGTCGACCCAAATTTTTGGGAAGTGGACGAGATCGACGCCGATACGGTCATCGGCGAATGTTGCGCCCATACCGTAGGCCATGTCGACCATCGCGATTTCCACAAGGTCAAGATGCTCTGCGATGTCTTGCTCGCTAGGAGTCGGCATGGCGCCCAACGCAGGATCGTTAGTTTCGCCGGTTAGGTATTCCGGCGTTGTTCCCAGCACTCTGGCGATCTTGTGAAGATGGGCAGATCCGCCGGGATTGTTGCTTACAATTTTAGCGATTGCGCCTTGGGTGACGCCCACCAGGCGCGCCATCTCGCTCTGGGAAATGCCTTTGGTTTCAAGCAGAGATCGGACACGTGCGCTATCAATCACTCTGACACGCTATCACTTCTGGAATAGCGCGCTATCGCACTTTGTTGTTGACTCATGTATTCCTGTGGTAATAGATGCCGAGCATGGACAACGCGGCATCCCCTTTTGAAGCGCTAACATGTGCGGTTGAGCGTGCAGGATCGCAGTCCGCGCTATCTCGCATCTGCGGGGTCGGTCAGCCGGCTGTCTGGAAATGGCTCCAAAGCAGTAAACGGCTCCCTGCGGAATATTGCCTTGCCGTCGAGGCAGCTACTGGTGTGTCGAAGCACCTGCTGCGTCCGGACATCTATCCTGCGGATCTATCGTCGATATCTCTCCCTGCTGACGATGTATCCGGATCCGTAGGCCCTGGTGGCCCAACCGTCGATTTCGATCGGGCCACCCTTTTGAAGCGGGCGAGCGCATGACCGCGCTGGGCAGCTCTTGGACATATCGTTTGGTCGACGGCGGGGACGATGCTGCAGGTAATCACCGTGGCGTCGTACTCTGCGAAGTCCACGTCGACGCAAGCGGCATGACCTACCTCGGTCGGCGGTTGACCCTCGAAACGTTTCGCGAGGACTTCGAGCAGGCGACCGCGGAGAATTATCGCGACGCGATCATTCTGCAGCTTGAGCGCATGCTTGATATTGCACGGTCGTTCCCGATCATCCCCGCAGCGGACCTCGGCCGATGACGATCGAGCGCCCTGCTAAGACCTTCGATCAGGCAGCGACAACCGTTGCCGGTCTGATCGGCTGGCCTACCATGTGCAAGCTGACTGGCCGGTCTGACCGTGCCGTGCGGTATTGGAGCCAGCCGAACCACAAGACCACGCCGACCTTGACCCAGGCGGCAGCGCTGGATGCCGCTTACCGTGCAGCCGGCGGGCAGGATGCGCCTTTTACGGAAGCGCTAGCCCATGCCGTCGAAGTCAAATATTCAGCCGAAACCGCATGCTACCGCGCGCTCGCAGCCGACACGGCCGAGTTCGTTCGCGAAGCTGGCGAACTCGGCGCAGCTCTTATTGAAGCCGTTCAGCCCGGCGCATCCCCTCGTGTGCATAACCGCGCGATGGTCGAGGCGCAGCAGGTCGAGACGGCACTGGGCGCGATCATGCGACGCCTGCCACGTTTTCTCCAGTTAGGCGCAGGGTCGAACTCGGGGAATGCCGGGGGTGACCAGTGACTAAGAAGACGCTTACCAGATTGCCTGCAATCGCTTGCCCTCACTGCGAGGCTAAAGCGATCGTCCGCGACAGCACCGAGATCACGCCGATGGTGCGGGAGCTACGGCTCAGCTGCACCAACGACGACTGCCGCCATACTTTCGTCGCCCAGTACAGCGTGATCCGGACGATTCGCCCTAGCGACATGCCTAAGGAGGGGGTGCTCCTCCCTTTCGGGGCTTGGTCGAAGCGCCCGGCGAATGACGATCATCCCACCCCTGCGAACGATGATCACGGATTAGTCGCCGCGATTGCCGCGATCATGCCCACCTAATCCGCCGCGGCTTCGGCCGCGCCCCGCACCACCAAAACCAAACTGAACCGAAAGCCCCCGCTTCCGGAAACGCCATCCCCTTGTCTGAAAGGATTGCCCGATGATCCATTTCGCGATGTCTACCGAACGCTGCCACCCGGCACCGTCGCAATTTTCCCCGGTCACCCCTGACCAATACCTGCAGCTTCGTCGTAAGGCGGCTGGCATGTCGGTCAAAGAAGTCGCCGGCATGCTCGCAAGGAACGCCGGTGAAGTCGCGCCCGCGCTCGACCTGATATACGCTTTGGAAAGCCCCGGGCGCACTGCTCGGCATCCCGAGACGCTTGAAGCTCTACGCAGCGTCTTCCCCTTCGACCCCGACGTCTACCGCCAGCTTGCGACCTATCCGACGGATCAGCACCCCCGAATCTGCCGAGGTTGCGGTTGCAGCGAATGGGATCCCTGCATCGCGGGCGATGGCACCCACACGTGCAGCTGGCAGGGCCTGGCGACATGCACCCGCTGCGTTGGCGAGCCAGTCGTTCCGGTGCACCAGTGATCGCCGCCGTCGCAACCCGGCGTCCGAACGCCGAACGCCGCATGCGCCAGCGCCGCGCCGTCAAGATCGTCTTGCTGGTGGCTTCGGCGGTGATCTGGGTTCCGATCGCGATCATCATGCTCGCCGCCAGCGTCTCGGATCGACGGGCATGATCGCGCATCTTCTAGACTACGCTCGCACTGCCGTGTTCGTCGGCGCGGCCGGGGTGTCGATCGGAGTGATCGCCACATCGCTGGCGCCACAGTGGGACCGGATCTGCCGCCTCGCACTCGGTCACGTCGAGCCGGCTTTCACACCTAGCGTCGGAGTGCAGTCCCATGGTTCGCGCTAACGAGGACGCGACCCTGCTGCGTCGCCTTCGTCCCGCCATATGGCTTTCTGCCGCGGCGTTGGCGTGGCTGCCTATGATCGCCTGGTGGAACCAGTGACGTGGCGGACGTCGCAGTGTGTGGTGGCGACCGTGCCCTTTTCCAAGGCCTCGGTCGCACGGGAAAGCAATGCGACGTCCTCGCCGTGCGTAAGGCGTTTGCGGCGATCCGCTTCGACGATGGGCAAGCAGTTCTCTGCCTCGCGAGGGACCTTCACCCTGTCCAGCGCCGCCCCCCGCCAATGTTCTGACACGCGTCTCGGCCTTGTTGAGACGCTCTCTACAAGACCTCGCGCTGGCGTCGGCGCTGCATTGTCTCTCACCAACAGGATCTCTATGATGATCAGCGCCGCTCCCCCCGAAGCTCGCCAGTCTCAGTCATCGCCACAGCTGGCCAACTGTTCCCCAATTCGGGAACAGCGGGGGCTCCCGATCGAAATGCCTCGCATGATGGGGCTCGAAACCGCGTACGAGATCCTGGGCGGGAAGAAGGCGCTGGCGGATGTCCTGGGCGTTTGCGTTCGCAGCCTGAATTACAAGCTCAACGCCGATCGCGGCGTTTCAAACCTCGACCTGTTCGTCACCGCGAAGGCGCTCGAAACCCGCGGCAACAAGATGCTTGAGCATGCTGCCAAGCTGCGCGCCGTGCTTGCCGCATCCGGCGACCATCCCGCACCGCTCATGCTGGAGGCGCGTTGATGATCGTCATCCGCGTAGAGCTTTGGTCAGCCGTCAACGGGCAGGTTTCGGAACTTGCGCGGATGACGATCGACAACATTGGCACCACTGCCAACGGTCAGCATGCCGACTACCGCGCGCGCAGCTTCCGCGGCCGCGACGCGGCCACGCTGCACCGCGCCATGGTCGCTGGCACCGTACAGCGCGAGGGCAAGGTGATCCGCCATGCTCGCCTGCGCCTGCACGTCTGGCATCTGGTCGCGCGAGCGCTCGACACCCTCGGCTATGCGGAGCGCCGCTCATGACCGCGACGATCCGCGCGCCCCAGCGCGTGCCCTCGATCGAGGAAGCCGCGGTGATTGCCGACGTACGCTCGCGGATCCTCGCGATGCACCGGCTGGAGACACCGTACCCAACCGCGTCGGCAGTCCGCGATCGAATCGCCGAACTGTTCGACGAACAACGCCTGAAGGACGCCGCATGACCGCCATGACCCTCGCAACCGCCAAGCAGCAGGGTGCCGCCAGTTCTGGCGGTCGTTTCCTGCGTGTTCCCGACGTGATGAAGACGACCGGGCTTGGTCGCTCGACCATCTACCGCATGGTCGCGGCCGGCACATTTCCCCAGCAGGTAAAACTAACCGTGCAGTGCAGCGGCTGGTGGCAAGCGGACGTCGACGATTGGATGCGTGAGAGACTCGCAGCGTGCCCCCGCCGCTGCTGAGCATGGGGGCATTCTAGGGGGCACTCGGCAGCAAGACGAACTAAGAAAACGTAGGGAATACAATACAATGATCGGCACAAACCGGCGGAGGCCAGGGGCACCAACTCTTTCCGACGATCCAGCGTCGACCCTCGGGGCGAGCGGCACAGTGATCGTTTCCTTGCGAAAATTTCGCCGGTAAGGACGCGGGATGGCGAAGCGACCGGTTCGATATGTCTCATCGCGGCGGCGCGATCGATCCGGGCTGAGGCCATCGTCCGAGCATTGGCTTCTCCTGCTCGGCGCCGTGGTCGCGTTCGCGGCGATCTTCGGATCGCTGACCGATCTGCCCTGGCCGACCGAAACTACCACGGATCACCGCAAGCCCCGGCTGACGATGGCGCAGGCGCGAGCATCGAACGCTCTGGTCCCGATTGTGATCGAAAAGCGCAAAAGAGCGGAGCCGTTCCGCTTCCGCGGTGGTCCGGCCTCTCGTCTTCAGGCAACCGAGTGCTTGGCTACCGCCGCTCTTTACGAAGCCGGCACCGATCGCGACGGACAGCGCGCGGTCATCCAGGTCGTGCTCAACCGGGTCGGCGCGCGTGGCTTCCCCAAGTCGGTCTGCGGGGTCGTCTATCAAGGCGCGAACCGCACGACCGGGTGCCAGTTCTCGTTCACCTGCGACGGCTCGCAGACCCGGCGGCCCGAGCACGAGGGCTGGGAACAGGCGAGGCACGCGGCACTGCGGGCGATGAACGGGTACGTTTATACGCCGGTCGGCCGCGCGACGCATTACCACACCGACTGGCTGGTACCGTACTGGCGCAGTTCGCTCGTCAAGGTGGCGACCGTCGAGTCGCACATCTTCTATCAGCGCCGTTGAG